CATGTTCTCACCGCTGAATGTGCCCAGAAGCCCATCGGTGAAGACGTAGAATGTCGGGTCGCCGGCAATGAACCTGCCCGCGTCAAACGGGTCCAGATCGGCTGCGTCCACATTATCATCGGACGCGCCGATTAGCGGATCTTGCTCTTCGAGAGTGGGCGCCGCAGCCTCGCGCTGCGTGATGATCTCGGCTTCGTGATCAATCACCGACCACTTATCCAGTAGCCAGTTGTAGAGCCACATCTTGCGACCGGTTGACCAGCAGACGGTGCTTTTCTGCCCGTCCACCGCCGTGCTCATATCGTTGTAGTTCAAGCCGCCGTAGAGTGTGCCGAAGGCGTTATCGACCTTCTCAAAGCCGATCGATTTGATCTGCGCCCCGTCCCACATCTTGAAGCCCGAGTATGAGTGCCAGAAGGCATATTCCCCATACTGAGCCACCGAGTGCACCGACGCGCACCCAACATTGGCGCTGATCTTGTCGAACCGGAAAAGCACGTTGCCGCCCACGTAGGCCATGCGGCGAACCGCATTTCGCTGCAGGATCAGCCCAACCTCACCGCCGATGATGCCGGTGATTTCCCCGCCGTCCGCGAGCTGCTGGAAGTCTGATTTCCGTTGCGCGAACGTCCACCATTCCGCGTCATTCTCGCCGGACCAGCCGAGGGTATTTACTTCGCCGTCAAGCTGGGTGCCGACCACGAAGTTGTTGACTACGGCCAACGCCTGAAACTTCGGAGGCGAGCCACCCAAAGCAGAAACAACATCGGTTTCGAGGTTGATCTTGACCAAAGCATCGACACTATTGGTGGCAATTGCCATCGCGCCGAACTGCACGAAGCGCCACCGATCATTCGAACCCAGATTGTAGCCCGAACCAATCTCTTCCCACGTGAGGCCATTCTGGCGGTAGAGCTTCGTGGCGGTGCCGGCGATGAAAACCACCCGCCCCGATGGCGCCACGAAAGCGCTTGCTCCCCTGCACGGCGCGCTAGGCAGATTGCCGGTATGCGCCACCCACTGTCCGACCGGACGATATCCAGTGGAAGACGGATAAAGGTTGTTGACCTCCGCAACGCCGGGAGCGCCGTGGTTCGGCAGATCGGGCAGAAAAGGACCGAATGCGATTTTCACGCGCGGCGAATCCGCGGTGCGATCGGCCCAGCGCCCCATTTACGGCGCGATGCGTCCGTACGGAGTTCGGCGATTGCCTCATCCCACATGGCTTTCCAGCTGCCAGCAGCTTCGCCGTTTGCATCCCAAGCTTCAGCCTGAAGCAACACCCCGTAGAAGTAGACATCGCGCGCCCGTTCCAGCAGCCAGTTCGACGGCGCTTCTTCGGTCAAAGGCGGGATGGAGCGACGATAGACCAGCGTCGGGTTAGCCACCCCGCCGGCATAGTAAACCCGGCCCTCGCGGATTGTGTAGGCCCTTGCATCGCCAGAGGTAGGCCGGATCGCAGCATACTCCGCATTGCCCATTTGGGTCAGGCGGCGACCGTCTGCCGAACCGATGCTGACCATAGCACCAAAGTCGGCCGGCAACTCCGCACCATCGCCCGTAAGGGTGGTCGCGGCCTCCATATCGGGATCATCAAGCAAGCGGTTGAGCCGCGCTTCCACAAGCCGCAGCCAGCGCGGAAAACGCGAAGCCACATCGTCCCGGTCAAGCGTATCGCTTACGTCTTGCAGGAGGTCGGCGTAGCTCATTGGACCACGTGCACCGACTTGGAATTGGCGTAGGCGAGCTTGGAGTAATCGGCTGCGAACCGCTTATATTCATCGTCAAATTCGTTGCCGTAGAGGAACTTCTCCCACGGAATGCCGCGTTGCTCGCAGAACTGAAGCGCAGCACCGATCGGCACCTCGGCAATCGGCTTGCCCAGGCCATCGATGGTGGGAGCGCCTTCGCTGTTGACCGCAGCGACCAGCTCAAGCGCCTGGGTCGGGTCCTGCCAACGCTCGATCGTGACTTCGTGCGTCACATCATCGCCATACCAGCGAACGCGAACGTCGCCTTCCCAATGCTCTCCGATGAGGCGAGTGGCCATGTGGCAGCCTTTCTAGGCCGCCCTGAAGCAGCCTCAGTCGATGTGCTTCCAAGTCCTAAGGGCTTGGATTGCGCGGATTGTTTGGATCTTGACGCCGTAACGATCAGCTAACGGGCGGTTTTTCTCAGTGCTGGCGCGGATTGCGCGAACATCGTCGTCGGTCAGCTTGGCCATGTGATGGTCAGCGCCCTGATAATAGTCCTTCCGGTGCCTTTGCTTGGCCACCATGTCCCGCATGTTCTCACTTCGCGTCCCTGCGACCAAATGGCGCGGGTTAACGCAAGAGCGGACATCGCAGGTGTGCATCGTCTCTTCAGGCAAGAAACCATTGGCGAGATAGAAGGCGAAACGGTGCGCGCCGACAGGCCCTAGCTCTTTGGATCGGAACTGGCCGTAAGCGTTCAGGCCCTTCTTGATCCTCCAGTGCCAGCATTCGTTCGGGTCGCTGGTCCGCTCGACTTTGTTCCAGAACCGGATGTGGTCGGGAGCGCGAAGCTGGACCTCAGCCAGCGGATCGCCCTTCTTGAGCCACCGCTGATAATGGACGTTGCAGAAGCCGTGCGCCCTGTGGCGAGCCTCACAGCCTTCGATGGAACAACCCCGCACGGAGAACTCCTTTCAGAGCGCACCATGCGGGATCATCACCATTCAGTCAATACACTAGAAGCTCCGCTGGCGCTCAGGAAAGATCGAAGATTCCGGCATTTCCGGCCTCTTGCAAAGACTCCAAAGTGTATTCACTTAGTATCATCCCTTTCTCATTGTCCCCTTGAGGGGCAAGGTCCTTCGTGACGTTCTTGCGCCCCTTCAGGTAGGCGACCGCCCACAGAGCCGGGTCGAGCAGGAAGATTTCGCGGTCGGCGCCGGTCTGTCCGCCACGCACGAAGCGATCCGTCACGATTTTGACCAGCCCGAAGTCGCCTTCGAAAGCCTGGATCGTGGCAGTCATCTTCTTGTCTTCGACCGCGTAGAACTTTGTCGCCGCACCACCCATCACCGTAGTGAGGATGCCGCGCTGCTTCGGGCCGCAAAGCAGAAAACCCGGCTTGCCGCCCTGCGTCCAGGCGTTCTGCTGACCGGTCGTGACCATGGCGAGCGTCAAAGCGCGCTGGGTGCCGTCCGTGGCAGCCGCGGAAGCCGTGCCATTGGCGCCACCCGTGCCGCGATCGACGTTGGTGGTCATCCAGCCGCAAAGCGGGCGAAGCTGGCGAGCCGTGGCAGAATTGCCGGTGACCGGTGCCTGGTTCGACAGCAGGATGAACTCGCGGTCGCGCTTGATTTCATCGCGGCGCTTGCTGGTCTGATAGACATACTCGCTATTGCGACCCGCCTTATCGACCGCCTCCTGCGTGCCGGACACGATCATTTCCTTGCGGCTGATCTGCGTCCGGTTGCCGACGCGCGAGGTCGGCGCAGCTGCGGCGAAGGTGACATCATCGCCTTCGAGCTGCGCATTACCGGCTGCTGCGGCGAGGGTGTCGGTCTGCCATTCGTGGTAAACCGCATTTGCCGTCGCGGTGCCGGCCATCGTCTGGAACGGCACGTCAGTCGGGCTGATATTGGTGATCTTGTCGAGCAGATCTTCACGATTGCCGACAGCAGAGAAAGTCAGAAGTGTGTTCGTCGGGACTGCCATTGTCCTATCCTTCGCTTAGGATTTGTTGAGCAATCCAGTTCCCCTGCGCTTCCTTGGGCGCGTTAGCGGGGAACCGGGATCGAGGTTGCGACGAACCAGAGCCGTCAGAAGTCAGCGGCTTAACCGCCGATTTGGGCACGACCTTCTTCTCGGGCAGCGAGCGTTGCGCGGCTTCGTGGCGACGCCATTTCGCAGCATCGTCCGCCAACCGCAGAACGCGATCATCGAGCACGTCAACGATCTCTTCGCTGGTGAAGTTGTAGCCCTTCAGGACCTCCACCGTTTCACCGGCAAACGCCCTAAATTTGGCCTCATCGGCCAGTTCGGGGCGCAGCTTCACCATCTCCTCGGCAGCCTTGTCGAAGCGCTGGGCGCGCTCCTGTTCAAGCTGAGACTGTTGGTGTTGCTGGGTCTGTTCCCTGAGTTGCGCGACATGCTGATTCATCTGCTGGATGGCAGTCAGCCGCGCGTTCACGGCATCCTGGGCCTGCACATAAGCAGCGGGGTTGTCTCGCTTCAGGGCTTCCCAATCGACCCGCTGCGCTTCAGAAAGCACGGGATCGAATTGGGCGAAGAGGTTGGTCGCTTCTTCAAGCTGGTTCGCATATTCGGCCTTGGCTTGCGCTTCGGCATTGGCCTTTACGGCTTCCGCTTCACGCCTTGCCTCGGCAACCGCCGCGGTCTTGGCCTTGTAATCCTCTGTCCGGCTGTAGCCGTTGGGCAGCTCTGAAAGCGGGACCTCAACCGTCTCACCGTTCACCTTGATCTTGACCTTCAGGTCAGGATTGGCGGCAAGCAGCTTGGCGAATGGGTCTTCTTCCTCGGCGCCTTCCGGGGTGCCTTCCTCGGGTTGGGCTTCGTCTTCAGCGGGTTCGGTCGCATCGTCCTCGGTGCCGGGTTCCTCAACGGATTGGCCGGTTGTCCCTTCGGCTTCATTGACCAGTTCCTGCGTGACTTCCTCCAGGTTGTCAGCAGGGCTTTCACCCCCTCCCGCCAGCAGTTCAGCAGCAATGCTTTCAGCCGACGCGGGCGCGTCAACGGGTCCCGTTTCCGGGGTCGCCGTATCTGTCATTTGGGTGTTTCCTTGTTGTGCGCCGTAGCGCGGGAACTCAGTCGCGGTTGAACACGTCCACCGCGCAGCGTTGCGTAATCAGGTGTTCGCGGGTGACTTCGCTCACCATGCCGACGAAACCATAGCGGTTTACTTGGCTATCGTCCGGAATGTCGCAGGCTCCGCTACAGGCAAGCCGACCGTCTTCATAAAGCCCGACAAGCATGTAGGCGATCACAGGTCGCTCATCGTCCAGCATGAACCGGACACCCTCAAGAGCGCTCTTTGCAAGCCCTTCAGGAGGCGGTGGAAGGTCCAGCACCCGAATGTCGCAACCGCTATTCTTCATCCGCACGCGGCCGATCCGAGCCGCAAAATCACTCATCGAACGGGAGCCTGCACGCGGGCAGCGGCAATCGCACCGTTGTCGATTACGCTCTGCAGTTCAGCCCGGATCCGGCCCACAGCCTTGACCGTAAGCCAAGCCATCTCACGCGCCTGAACGTCAGCAGCCGGCGTGGCTTCCCACACCCTGATCGCTGCCTCGCGAACGTTGTCGAAAGCCTCAACCAGCAAGGGGTCTTCAGCCAGCGCCTTAGCGCGAGCTGCGCGAGCTGCTGCGTCACTCATGACGGCGCTCGCGACATGATGTTGACCCACACGGGCGTTGTGACCGGCTGGAAAAGCGATATCAGCCCGCCCAAAGCGCCCATGGCTAGAGACTGAGGCAGCCGGGTAACGATGATCGTTGCTTGAGTATTGGTCGAACTGCCCTGCAGAATGGAGGCATCGTTGCGGTAGGTGACACCCGCTGGCGTTTCTGCGGTGACTTCCACAACAGGGGTAACACCCGCGTCGTAGGGCAAAGGATAGGACCAAACGAAGCGACCGTTCGCGTCGGGAGTGAACAGCGCTCTTGTCGCCTGCAAGCGACTTTGGTGCGTGTGATTCTCCAAGGCGTAGCGTGGTGCATCGCCCTTGGAACTGTCGATCTGCACAGCCGGTGGCGCGCTGGTCGCAGGCTGCGGCATCAACGCCATCATCTCAGGGACAGTGACGCCGGGGGAAGACACCTCGCCCATCGCTACCACTCCGTTGCGGTGAAGGCGGTTGCGGCGGTTGCGGCAATGGCGGTTACGGCCCGATTGGTTTTCACCCTGAAGGAGCCATTCGGCGCGACGGTGTAGGTGCCTGGCGTGCCGATCGCAGCCGTTCCGCCGAACTCGTTGATGCCGATATTGTTTGCACCGATATTCTGGATGTCCAAGCCGCGCCGGGCCGGATTAGCCGCGATAATCTGCCCGCTGGTGGTCTGGGCAGTGCCGCTGCGATCGGTTCCGGCCGGTAAAACGCTCAGGTCCGTTCCATCAGACGAAACCGACGATACCGCCAGCGCGAAGGACGGCTTTCCACCCGCAATGCGGACGCCAGAAACGTGGTCGCGCGGGATGCTGAAGGGTTCGACGGGCATTACAACACACCTCCGTTGATCGGCACCACGACCGGCTGCCGCCGCATCTCTTCCTTGGTCAGCTCGGTTTCCTGTCGCATCTCTTCTTTGCGAATTTCGGTTGCCTGCTTCATTCGCTCGCCGGCCAAAGGATCTTGCTGCGGCTCCTGCGCGGGCGCCGCTTGCTGGGCTTCCGCAGGGTCGGTGAAGAAGTCGCCCTTGAGCCCCATCGCCTCGGGTAGGCGCTTCAGGACTTCATAGACGTTCGCCGCAGTCACAAGCGGACCATTGATGCCCTGCTGCAGCTGGATGATCTTGTCGTACATGCCGGACAGCGCCATCAGGTGCCCGACAAGCTGATCCTTGTTGTTCGAACCGAGCCCGACGCTGACCGTCGCGTCATAGTGGGTCGGCCATGGCACAAACGGCTTGCCGCGCAGGCGCTCCACATCGGCTGGGTCAGCGTGCTCTGACACCAGCGCCAGAAGCTTTTCGAATATGTCGCGCAGGAACTCGCCGAACTGGCGCGCAATCAGCTCTTGCCGCTGCTGCGAATTGTTCGAGATGATGTTCATGCCCGTGGCGGTCTTGTTCAGCGCGCGGGAGTCCATGCCCTGATTGTAGCGGGTCACCCCCGTGCGAGCCTCACGCTCGCTACTCAGAGCTTCATCCATCGCGAGCGAGTTGTTCAGCACGCCCGCGCCACCGCTCGGCAATTCACGGACTAGGCCAGTCGCCTTCACGCGCACCAGCCCACCAACGCTCGGATTGAGCAAATCGTCTAGATTGACCTGCCCATCCACATATTCGCGCATCGGCCGGTTAGCCAAATAGAGCGCGTTCATCGCCTCCCGCTTGATGGCGGTGCGCTGGATCTGAATGTCGCGGGTCAGGTCCGCAAGCGATAGGCCTTCCAGCTTGTGAGGAATGGGCACAGGGGTCCAAACCGAGTAGGGATGGCCTTGCACCACCTCATTGCTGAGAATGACGCTCTGCGCGCCTCCTAGGATGACCTTGCGCCATTCCAGCACGCCCTTCTTGTCCGGGTCGCACTTGATATAGCATTCGTCCACCCAAATTGGGCGGGCAAGATCGTCATCGTCCCAATCGCCTTCGTCTTCCTGTTCGTGGCGATCGTCGCGCTCTTCGTTGTCGGGACGGCCCGATTTGAGCGCCTTTGCCTTCGCTTCATCAATGCCCAGATCGATCAGGTCGGCCAGCGGCATTTGCTTGGAATGGCCTAGGAACGTCGCCTGCTTCAGGGAAGCAAGCCGTTCCTCACGCAGAAACTCGTCCGGTGCGATGATATGGACCCGGAACTTCTTGACCTTCGGCGGGGCGACAGTGACCGTGAACAACTCGGTCGCTTCATCCTGAACGATGTCACCGACAATCTCCGCACCCTGCGCAATCAACGCCGCAAGCTCTTCCGGCCCAAGCCTCTCATAGGTTTCCGGAGAGCCTTCCTCGCACTCTTCCATCACCGTCTTGGCAATGCCCAGGCGGAACAGCAAACCATCCTTCAGGCCGGTTTGCGCCACGTCGAGCACGCCATTGTGGCGACGGAAGACGTGGTTCACATAGTCCGTCGCCTGCTGGCAGGATTCCAGGTCGCCCTTCTCTTCAGGCTCGAAGGATACGACCTCTTCGCCGGCCACGAACGGGCGCACCAGCGGAGGCATGACGCTTTCGATCGCCTCCATCGTGTCGCGGCTGACAACCGTGCTCAGACCGTCGCCGCTGTCGCCGTAAACCGCGAGATTGTCGCCGCGATAGAAGCGTAGCGCCTCCCTGCGGTCCCGGCTTGGCTTATCGTCCTTGAACTTCAGGCAAGCGTCCCGCCGCTTGACCACCAGCTGGCGGAAATCGTCCGAGCTGGACGGCTCCGCGTCTGATTTCCAAGCGGCGGGCACTTGTTAAGCGGCCTTGCGCTGTGCCGGCGCGACGTGCGCAACCTTGGCGCCCGGAAACCGCTCCAGCGTCAATTCAGCAGCCTCATCGCCCGTAGCAGC